GCTCGGCATGAAGATCGAAGAGCGATCAGAGCCGTGGGAAGGTGCTTGCGGCGTGTACCACCCGCTGCTGTCAGAAGCGCTGGTGAAGTTCCAAGCCGAGACGATCATGGAAACGTTTCCAGCCAGTGGCCCTGTCAAGACCAAGATCATCGGGAAAGAAACGCCGGAGAAGCGGGACTCTGCCGAGCGCGTTCGGGACGATATGAACTACCAGTTGACGGAAGTCATGACCGAATACCGGCCTGAACATGAGCGCATGTTGTGGGGCTTGGGTCTAGCAGGTAATGCGTTCAAGAAGGTGTACTTTGACCCGTCGCTGGGGCGGCAGGTGTCGGTATTCGTACCGGCTGAAGATGTGGTGGTGCCCTACGGCGCAAGCAATCTGGAGTCATCCCCGCGTGTGACGCATGTTATGCGCAAGACTAAGAATGATCTGCGTCGGCTGATGGTGGCTGGCTTCTACCGTGATATCGACCTGCCGGAGCCAGAGAATGCGCTGGACGATATTGAGAAAGAGATTGCGGAGAAGATGGGTTTCCGCGCTACCACGGATGATCGGTACAAGATTCTTGAAATGCAGGTGTATCTGGATCTGCCGGGGTACGAGGATGAGGATGAGGATGGCGAGAAGACGGGGATCGGACTGCCATACATTGTAACTATCGAAAAAACTTCGCAAGAGGTTTTAGCTATTAGGCGCAACTGGCGGCCAGACGACGACACGTACCAGAAGAGGAACCACTTTGTTCACTACCCGTATATACCCGGCTTTGGATTCTATGCCTTCGGCCTTATTCACCTTATCGGCGCTTTTGCTAAGTCTGGTACTTCTATTATTAGGCAGCTTGTTGATGCTGGGACTTTATCGAACCTTCCGGGCGGTCTTAAGACTAAGGGAATGCGGGTCAAAGGAGATGACACTCCAATTGCACCCGGCGAGTTCCGAGATGTGGACGTCGCCGCCGGTACGATCCGGGACAACATCCTCCCACTTCCGTATAAAGAGCCGAGCCAAGTTCTTCTTGGATTGATGAATCAGATCGTTGAGGAAGGTCGCCGATTTGCTGCGGCGGCAGACCTCAAGATTGCAGACATGTCGGCCAACTCTCCGGTCGGCACGACGCTGGCTATTCTAGAGCGCACGCTCAAGGTCATGTCGGCAGTGCAGGCGCGTATCCACTACGCGATGAAGCAGGAGCTAAAGCTGCTGAAGGACATCATCCGCGACTACACGCCGGACGAGTACGACTATACACCGGTGGAGGGTACGCCGCGTGCCAAGAAGTCGGACTACGACGACATAGATGTGATCCCGGTGTCCGATCCAAACTCGGCCACGATGGCACAGAAGGTTGTGCAGTACCAGGCTGTGATGCAGATGGCGCAGGCCAACCCGCAGATCTACGACATGGTCGAGCTGAACCGGCAAATGCTGGAAGTGCTGGGCATTAAGAATGTGGGCAAGCTGGTGCCGAGCGCGGAGGATCAGAAGCCGCGGGATCCGGTGACGGAGAACATGAATGTGTTGAACGGCAAGCCGGTCAAGGCGTTTATCTATCAGGATCACGAAGCACATATCGCTGTCCACCGTGCGGCTATGCAGGATCCAAAGATTGCCGCGTTAGTCGGTCAGAACCCGAAAGCGCAGATGATCATGGCGGCTGCGATGGCGCATATCAACGAGCATGTGGCCTTCCAGTACCGGATTGAGATTGAAAAGCAGTTGGGTGTACCGCTGCCGGATATGGAAAAGCAGTTGCCGGAAGAAGTGGAAGTCGAGGTTTCTCGCATGATGGCTGCGGCGGCAAGCAAGCTGTTGCAGAAGGATCAGGCAGAAGTTGCTCAACAGCAGGCGCAGGCAGCGGCACAAGACCCGCTGGTGCAAATGCAGCAGCAGGAGTTGCAGCTCAAGGCGGCAGAAGTCGAGATCAAGCGTCAAAAGCTTGCTATCGAAGCGGCTGCCAAAGAAGACCAAATGGAAATCGAACGGGCGCGACTCGAAGCGCAGGAGCGGATTGCAGGTGTTCAGGCTGGCGTCAAAGCGGCAGCAGAGAAGGCAAGGCTCGATGCAGAGATGGAAGCCAAAGGGTTCGACATTGGCAGCAGAATTGCCAAAGACAGGTTAGAGCTACAGAAACCGCAGTCACCCAAGAAGAAGGGTTAACACATGGAAAAAGCGTTTGAAATTATTCTCAAACAGGTACGTGACAAGCGCGAACAGATAGTAGAAGCGGTGGCTAACAACGCGGCCAAAGACTTCTCCGACTATCAAAAACTTTGCGGCGAGATCCGAGGTCTATCGCTAGCGGAGGGTTTTATCTTGGACCTTGCAAAAAAAATGGAGTATTCAGATGAGTGAACTATTGATCGCCAGTCAAGATGGCGAGACTTCAACGCTGCCAGAAACAGCCGAGGAGAAAGCAAAGCAACTGCCGGAGCCAACTGGGTATCACATCCTAGTAGCGCTGCCAGAGTTAGACGAAAAGTTTGACAGCGGCCTCGTCAAAGCAGATCAAACTCTGTACGAAGAGAAAGTGCTGGCAACTGTCTTTTTTGTCATCAAGATGGGACCCGATTGTTACAAAGACGAGAAGCGGTTTCCAAATGGTCCGTGGTGCAAGGAAGGGGATTTTATTCTCGCCCGTCCAAACACCGGCACCCGTCTAAAGATACATGGTCGTGAGTTCAGGCTCATCAACGACGACGTGGTCGAGGCGGTAGTGCAGGATCCTCGCGGCATCAGTCGCGCTTAACAAAGGAGAAACAAATGGCAGAACAAGATCGTGAAGATTTCAAGTTCCCTGATGAGCAAGAGGACACAAAAGCCGAAGCTCAGTCGGAGGAATTTGAGTTTGAGATAGAGGACGATACCCCGCCGGAGGATCGAGGCCGTGAGCCGATGCCGAAGGAGATCGTCCAGGAGTTAGACAGCGACGAGTTGGAAGAGTATTCCGAAAACGTCAAGCTGCGCCTGAAGCAAATGAAGAAGGTGTGGCACGACGAGCGCCGGGAAAAAGAGACCGCGTTGCGTGAACAGCAACAGGCTCTGGCTTACGCCCAGCGTTTGATGGAAGAAAACAACGCGCTGAAAGGCCGGTTGAACCAAGGCGAGCAAGTCTTTGTTGAGACGGTCAAGAATGCGGCAGAGCTGGAGCTAGATGCGGCCAAGAAGGCTTATAAAGAAGCCTACGACTTGGGCGATGCTGACCAGTTGATTGAGGCGCAGACCCGATTGAATCAGGCGCAGTTCAAGTTGCAGCGGGCAAATGAGTTCGTGCCCACTAGACATGAGCCGCAAACTGCGGTACAACCCGCACAAAATCCAGTCCCCCGTCCTGACCAAAGAGCCGTTGAGTGGCAAGAGCGCAACGAATGGTTTGGTAAGGACGAGGAAATGACCAGCTTGGCTCTGGGCTTGCATCAGAAGTTGGTCGGTCAGTATGGGACGTCATATCCTTCTACTGACGAGTACTGGAAAAAGGTTGACGACACGATGCGTCGTCGATTCCCAGAGTATTTTGCAGATCGGGACGAAGCCCCTGCGCAGGAGACAAAACCCCAGCGCGAGAAACCCGCCCCTGTAGTGGCTCCTGCAACGCGCAGCACTGGCTCCAAAAAAGTCAAAGTAGCGCAGTCGGCAGTCAACACAGCCAAACGACTGGGTGTGCCGTTGGAGAAATACGTACAGGAAATGATGAAACTGGAGGGTAGATAAATGGCCGAGAACCGTATGCCACGTAGTACAGAAAACCGTAACCAAACGCAGCGCCCCCAGCAGTGGGCACCGCCGGAGCTTCTGCCAGAACCAGATAAGCAGCCGGGTTACAAATACCGTTGGATTCGCGTGACGCTTGGAGGCCAGTCCGACGCTCGCAACATCTCTACCAAAATCAGAGAAGGTTGGGAGCCAGTCAAGGTCGAAGAGCAACCGCAATATTCACTGCTAGTCAACGGCGAGGGACGGTGGAAAGACTGTGTCCAAGTCGGCGACGTGATGTTGTGCAAGACGCCAGAGGAGTTGGCCGAGCAGCGTAACCAACATTACCTGCAACAGTCGGAACAGCAAATCAAGGCGGTGGACAACAACCTTATGCGGCAAAATGACCCACGTATGCCGCTCTTCAAGGAGTCGAATTCATCGACTTCGAGAGGTGGCGGTACTTAAACTTTTTGGAGTAAACGATGGCATATCCTACTGTATCGAAGCCTTATGGGCTTCAACCGATCAATTTGATCGGTGGTCAGGTGTACGCCGGTTCGACTCGTCTGTTCCGTATCGCGGCTGCCTACAACACCAGCATTTACTATGGTGATGTGGTCAAGCTAAACAGTGACGGCACTATCGTCAAGGATACTGGTACGACGACTGCGACTCCGGTTGGCATCTTTGTTGGCTGCACTTACACGAACCCGTCCACCCAGCAGAAGCTGAACTTCCAGTCTTACACTGGCGGTACTAATGCTCCTGACATCCAGGCTTACATTGTGGATGACCCGGATGTTCTGTTCAAAGTGGCTGCCGTTTCGTCCGGTACTACCGTTGCTTTCTATAGCTCGGAACAGATCGGCCTAAACGCTGCACTGGTACAGAACAATGGTTCTAACACCACTGGCGACTCGCAAGTTGCAATTCTTGGTACCTCGTTTGCCACGACTGCATCTCTGCCGATCCGTGTTGTTGATATTGTCCCTGACACGTCGAACAGCGCAAACGGCTTCTGCGAGTTCATTTGCAAATTTAACGCACCGTACATTGTTAGCACCGCGTCCATTAACTTGGCTGGCGCAAACACGGTAACCTCGACGGTTACAGGCGGTCATGCGTATCTGAACCCGACCGGCGTTTAAGGAGTAAGACATGGCTATTTCACGCGCACAATTATTGAAAGAGCTACTGCCTGGCCTGAACGCTTTGTTCGGCATGGAGTACGCTCGTTATGGTGAAGAACACAAAGAGATCTACGAAACTGAGACCTCTGAGCGTTCCTTCGAAGAAGAGACCAAGCTCTCTGGCTTTAGTGCCGCACCGGTCAAGAACGAAGGTTCTGCGATCCGGTACGACAACGGCCAGGAAGCTTGGACCGCACGATACAACCACGAAACCATCGCTCTGGGTTTCTCGCTGACCGAAGAGGCCATCGAAGATAACCTGTATGACAGCCTGTCGGCTCGTTATACCAAGGCGCTGGCTCGTGCGATGGCTTACACCAAGCAGGTTAAGGCAGCAGCAGTACTGAACAACGGCTTCTCGTCTAACTACCCCGGTGGTGACGGCGTGGCTCTGTTCAGCACAGCACACCCGCTGGTTAGCGGTGGCACCAACAGCAACACTCCGTCGACTCAAGTTGACCTCTCGGAAACCGCGTTGGAAAACGCAGTTATCCAGATCGCAGCTTGGACTGATGAACGTGGTCTGCTGATCGCCGCACGCCCACGTAAACTGGTTGTGCCTCCAGCATTGCAGTTCGTGGCAACCCGACTGCTGGAAACGCAACTGCGTCCTGGTACCAATGACAACGACGTGAACGCGATCGTTAACAACGGTTCCATCCCAGAAGGCTATACGATCAACCACTACTTGACCGATAACAACGCATGGTTCCTGACCACTGACGTTCCAAACGGCATGAAGCACTTTGTTCGTACGCCGATGTCCAATTCCATGGACGGGGATTTTGATACAGGGAACGTGAGATACAAATCACGTGAGCGTTACAGCTTTGGATTCAGCGATCCACTTGGCATGTTCGCATCGCAGGGCGCGTAATAGAAGGGGGGTGATAAACCCCCCTTTTTTCATAAATTTATGCTATAACGCAGTAACTCCGGGAATCCCGGGTGTGGCAAACAGTCCCGGCTGACGTCAAGCAGATTGCCATACCGAACTCGCTTGAGAGGACAATTCGATGGCTGTATCTACTACCCAATCCATTTGGCGTTCGGGCGGCGGTGATAACACTCGCCAAGCCTATTGTGGCACCGGCGTCATGGCAGCAACCTTCTTCGTTGCTAACGCGGCAGTCTCTGGCAACGTTGTCGTTGCACAGGGTCAGACTGCTGAAGTCATTCTTCCTGCTAACGCTGTTGTAACGCACGTCATGATTACCGATGCTTTGACTTCGGGCACCATGAACGTTGGCTATGTGACAGTTGACGGCGCAACTAACAACGTTTCCTACCTTGCTAACGGTGCTTCTGCTGTGGCAACGATCACACCCGGCTCTCCTGGTAACGGCGCAGGTCTTGGTCTTGTGATGAACGCTACCCAGAACGTCAAGATCACAACTCAGAGCAAGAGTTCGGCTGTTGGCAACGTTGGCGGCATCATCCTCTACTACGTTACTGATCCCCTCTTTGGTCAGCAGAACAACTAATAGGGGGCCGCTATGGCTATGCAATCAGACGTACGGCCAGGTATATGCCCTGCCAACGCCACGACTGTCGTGCTGGAAGGCCGCACCCGTTTAAAGGGCGGTCTGATTCAGTACGGCACAACGGCCACGGTACAGATCAGAGATGGCGCATCTAACCTAGTGGTGTTTACAGCGCCCGGTGTGGCAGGTGTAACTCCGCTGAACATCCCTGATCAGGGCATTATTTGCAGATCCAACCTGACTGTTGTTACCAGTGTTGGTGCAAACGTGACGGTGTTCTATGGCTAAGAAGACTCCATCTCTTGCTATCGGTCGCGGCGAAAAGCTGCCCGTATCCAAGGGCGCGGGTCTTACTGCCAAAGGCAGGGCGAAGTACAACAAAGCTACCGGCAGCAATCTTAAGGCTCCGCAGCCAGAGGGTGGCGCTCGCAAGCGTTCCTTTTGCGCTCGGATGTCTGGAATGCCGGGACCTATGAAAGACGAGAAAGGTCGCCCAACAAGGAAGGCGGCATCTTTGAAAAGGTGGAAGTGTTAACTGTGGACTTAGCATTTGTTTGGAATGGCGCTCTGTCGCTGTTTGTGGGCTTGTTTGCGTACATCGCCCACGAGAAGTTTTCCGAGCTAGCACGCATCACGATCTTGTTGAACAAGACCCGTGAGGAGATTGCGCGGGATAACGTGACAAAGGCAGAAGTGGATCGCATCACAGATCATATTGACCAGCGGTTTAATCGTCTTGAGACCAAGATAGATCAACTGATTGAGTCGCAACGGAGGGTGTTATGAAGAAGAAGGTCAAGCGTTATCAAGAAGGCGGCGAGGCTGAATTAAAGGCGCGCGGCTTGGAGTCTTCTAAAGGCGACAAAGTTGGTTTTTTTGAGCGATTAAAGATGGGCAACATCGATGATCCACGCTCTGAAGCGTATCGCCGATTTGGCGCTGGCAGAGCGAAGATGGATATAGAGGCCATAACTCCTGTGCCAGAGTCTGCCAAAGAAAGCAGCGATTACAGCGGTCGCCGCGCTACGACGCCTGAGTCGCCCAAGTCAGAAGAAACCACTATGAGTATAACGGAGCGTTTGCGTGCAGCATCGCCCGGATCAAACATTCCCCGCATGGATGGCGAGGGCGGTGGCTACACCTCTCCTGTAAAAAAAGAAGTAAAGGCCAAACCCAAGAAATCAAAACTTCAAAGGCAAAACGAACTAGCCAAAAGAATGGCTAGAGGTTATGCAAAAGCTGCTGACTCCGGTGCAGTTAGAGCAACTGGCAGTGGTGCATCTATATTTCCCGTCAAAGAAGATTTAGAGTACACAACAAAAACTGGTACTGGCGCTTCAGGGTTTAAAAAAGGCGGCAAAGTTTCTGCATCATCTCGTGCTGATGGTATTGCTCAACGCGGCAAGACTCGCGGGAGGATCTGCTAATGAGAAAGCGTCGGAAGTTTGCTGACGGTGGCGTCACCGGCGGCCAAGTGCAGCAGCCCACTTATCCGTTCTATGGCAACCAACCGCAGGCTGGCGGTCAGAATGGCGGGATAAATCAGACGTTCAACATGCAGCCACAAGCGAGTGCTGGTGTTCCAGAACAGCAATATAAAAAGGGCGGCCAAGTTAAAGTTGGCAAAGTCATGCGTGAGTTCAAGGCTGGCAAGCTGAAGTCTTCGTCCGGTCAGAAGGTAACTAATCCCAAGCAGGCGATTGCTATCGGGCTGTCGGAGGCTGGGCTATCCAAGAAAAAAGGTGGTGATATGGCAGAGTCAAAGAAAATGGTTGGCAAAGAGGTGGCGTTCATGAAAAAGAAGGGCGCTCCTAAATCCATGATCAAGCACGAGGAGGCTGAAATGAAAGGCATGAAGGACGGTGACAAAGTTAAAAAGATGGCGTTTGGTGGGATGGGTCGTGGATTTCTGGGTAGGACAGGGGCAGGATCTGCGGCGGCATCCTCGCCCGGAATAGCTAAAATGCCTATGGTTCCCGGGACGCAACGTGGTTCAAATATGCAAAAGCTAAAAGCTGACATGATAAGTAAAGCTTCGCAGGTAGCAAGTAAGCCTCAGATGGCAAATGCTCCGATGCGTAATATGGGTTCTGCGGCTGCTGGTATGGGTAGAGCCGTCATGGGCAAAAAAGCTGGCGGTCTGGCTGCTGGTCACAAACAAGCCGATGGTATTGCTGTGAAAGGCAAGACCAAGGCTATGCAGGTCAAGATGGCTAAAGGCGGCACGATGAAGAAAGCCTACGGCGGTAAGTGCTAACTGGAGAACTCCATGCGTGGTATGTCACCGAATGATGTAAGCGCCACACGAACTGGCCTTGATCTTGAGCGTGGACGTGAGCGAGAGATGGATTTAGCGGCAGCTCGTAGCCGTATGCCATTGACCATGGAAACGAACGTTCCGCGGATTCCAATGATTAGTCCGCCAACGCAACCGCCTGTTATGCCTGCTGCGATGCCAGCGGTGCCAAGAGTGCCGATGAAAAAAGGCGGCAAGGTAAAGAAGGCAAAAGGTGGTTCTGTGTCGTCTGCAAGCAAGCGGGCAGACGGCTGCGCCCAGCGCGGTAAAACCAGAGGGAAATTCGTGTGAGACCGTCACGCGGCATGGGGGATATCAACCCCAGAAAAATGCCCAAGGCGAAGGTAAAAGCTCGTCGGGACAATACTGACTTCACGGAATATGCCAAGGGCGGTTCCGTGCGGTTAGGTAAGCCGTCGGTGGAGGATGCTGTGCGTGGCGCTGCCAAGCGGTCGAAGGTCAACGCTGCTGGCAACTACACCAAGCCCGGGCTGCGTAAGAAGATTGTGTCTCAGGTAAAGGCCGCAGCGACGCATGGCACCCGTGCAGGCCAGTGGTCAGCCCGTAAAGCGCAGTTGGTGGCTAAGAAGTACAAAGCCGCTGGCGGCGGGTACAGAAACTAGTATGAAAGCCCCGCAACAGTCACTTAAGAATTGGGGTGACCAGAAATGGCGGACAAAGAGCGGAAAACCGTCGTCCAAGACCGGGGAGCGTTATCTTCCGGAAAAGGCGATCAAGGCTCTAAGCCCAGCCGAGTATGCCGCCACGACGAAGGCAAAGCGGGCAGGGAAGAAAGCAGGAAAGCAGTTTGTTAAACAGCCCAAGGGTATAGCACAGAAGACTGCGAGATTTAGGTAATGGCATACACCACTTCTACAACGACGTTCAATCCAACCGTCAACGAAATCTTCGAAGAAGCTTTCGAGCGTTGCGGTCTTGAGATGCGTACGGGCTACGATTTTCGTACCGCTCGGCGCAGTTTGAACTTGTTGCTGACGGAGTGGGCAAACCGTGGCATCAATTTATGGACTATTGAGTCGGCAACGATCCCGCTTGTACAAGGGCAGATTACCTATGATCTACCTATTGACACCGTGGATCTTCTGGAACATGTTATTCGAACTAATCCCGGTCAGATTGGCACCCAGTCAGACATCAACATCAACCGCATCTCTGTCTCGACCTACGCGACGATCCCGAACAAGCTCACGCAAGGGCGTCCGATCCAAGTCTGGATAAACCGTCGTAGCGGCCAGACAACGGACGTGCCGGGCGCAACACCGCAGAACCCGCAGATTAACGTTTGGCCGTCACCAGATCAGGGAACGGCACAGACTCCGTACTACTACTTCGTGTACTGGCGGCTGCGCAGGATGTTTGACGCGGGCAACGGTGTAAACGTTGAGGACATCCCATTCCGCTTTCAGGAGGCCATCATCTGCGGGTTGGCATACCGGTTGGCAATGAAGGTTCCTGGTGGTCTGGAGCGCATTCAGTTTCTGAAGGCGCAGTATGACGAGGCGTGGGAGATGGCGGCTGGCGAGGATCGGGAAAAGGCACCGGATAGACTGGTGCCACGCATGATCACATATAGGTGATGTATGCCTAGCAAGTACGCTAGTGGTAAAAAGAGTATTTCAGAGTGTGACCGGTGTGGTTTCCGGTATCAGCTCAAAGTATTGAAGACGCTGACAATCAAGACGAAGAACGTCAAGATCAAGGTGTGTCCGACCTGCTGGGAACCTGACCAGCCGCAGTTGAGTCTTGGCCTATATCCGGTCAATGATCCGCAGGCGGTACGGGAGCCAAGGCCGGATTTGTCGTACTGGCAGTCTGGTATGACGGGGTTGCAGGCAGATTACAACTCTGGCACAAACATCTTGCAGGATGGATTCCCCGGTGGTGGTAGCCGGATCTTCCAGTGGGGTTGGGCACCGATAGGCGGGTCTAGGGCGAATGATGCAGGGTTGACACCGAACAATTTGGTGGCGCAAACGACGGTAGCAAACGTGACTATCAACTAGGAGTGAATGATGGACAAGAAGTCAATGCAGACGGTAGCTAACAAAGCAGTCAGAGGGCACGAGAAGCGTATGCACAAAGGCATGAAAAAGGGTGGCGTAACCACCGCTGATCTGAAAAAATACGGGCGCAACGAGGCTCGCATTCAAAACCAGAAAACCAAGTGAGGCTGACATGGCAAAGTACTCTATGAAAAAGGGTGGGAAAGAGGTTGGTCCCGCTTCGGTTTATGCTCCTCCTCACACGATGACTGGCAAGTCTGTGCCTGCCAAGTTGAAGAAGATGGAAGACCCCAACAACATCGCTGTTGACAAGCTGGGTCCACGGACGGCTGTGCAGCGCGTGTCTGCGGGCGATCCTGGTCGGGAAGACACCAAGACCACGGGCATCAAGATTCGCGGTACTGGTGCTGCCACCAAGGGTGTGATGGCTAGAGGTCCGATGGCATGACATACGCCGAGCTTGTTACCGCGATACAGGAGTACACGGAAAACTACGAACAGACGTTCGTAGATAACATCCCTGTTTTCCTGCGACAGACTGAAACCCGTGTGTACAACACGGTTCAGGTTCCTGCCCTGCGTGCTAACAAGACCGGCATCCTGTCCACCAACAACAAGTACCTGTCTGCGCCGGGTGATTTCCTAGCGGTGTACTCGCTGGCTGTGATTGAGAACTACGGCACGGCAACCGAGGAGTATTACTACCTGCTGAACAAGGATGTGAACTACATTCGGGCTGCGTATCCAACGCCAGCAGATACCGGTTTGCCGCAGTACTACGCAATCTTTGGTCCGTCTACCACCAGCAACGTTGTGACAGACGAGCTGACGTTTATCTTGGGCCCGACGCCAGATGCGGCATACACAGTAGAGCTGCATTACTACTATTACCCAGAGTCGATTACGACGGCACCAGATGGGCGCACATGGCTGGGTGATAACTATGATCCGATATTGCTGTACGGTGCTTTGCGCGAAGCATATTTGTTCATGAAGGGCGAGCAGGATTTGGTTGCCAACGTCGAGGCCAAGTACAACGAGGCTATGGGTCAACTGAAACGTCTGGGCGATGGCATGGAGCGTCAGGACGCATACCGTAGCGGTCAGGTTAGGGTGAGAGTCACATGACGATCTACCAAGGACTGACTACAAGCTTTAAGGTGGACATCCTGAATGGCCGCCAGAACATTGCGTCGGACACGCTGAAGATGGCGCTGTATGACGGCTATGTGGAACTGGATCAGAACACGACAGAGTACACATCAACGAATGAAATTACTGGTATGGGGTATTCGGCTGGTGGTCAGGCGTTAGCGAACGTGACCATCAACTCAACCAGCAATGGCATTGTGTACGTCAGTTTTGACAACGTGGTGTGGAACCCGGCACAGTTTGTAACTAGAGGGGCGTTGATATACAACTTCACTCGAGCAAATGCGTCGGTAGCCACTTTGGATTTTGGTAGTGACAAGACGCAGGCGGGTAACGGTACGTTCTCTGTAGTGTTGCCACCTGATACGGCGTCGAGTGCGCTGATACGTATTAATTGAGGAGTAGCTATGAGCATCGAAACTTCTAAGTCAAGCGAAACCGTCAACGGCGCTGTCGCTCGTAAAACTGGCTTTGATGAAAAGCTGTCGGCTGGCGGTGTGTTTACCGTTACCTGCTTGGATAGCAAAGGCAATCAGAAGTGGGTAGACATCTGCCCGAACCTAGTGGTGAACACGGGTTTGCAGGACATGAACAACAAGTACTTTACTGGCAGCACGTATACGGCTGCTTGGTATGTAGGCTTGGTCAATGGCACGTCTGCCAGCACGACATTCTCTGGCGGCGACACGCTGGCTTCTCATGTGGGCTGGGATGAGAACTCTAGCTACGTAGGCAACCGCAAGGCAGCTACGTTTGGCGCTGCTACATTGGCAGATCCGTCGAACATCAACAACGCATCTTCTACTGCGTCGTTCACGATGAACGCGAATGCCACGATTGCTGGTGCGTTCTTGGCGAACGTAGCAACGGGTACGTCGGGGTTGCTGTTCTCGGTGTCCGACTTCCAAGCGCCGGGCGACCGTACGGTGGTGAGTGGTGACGTTCTAAACGTGACCTACTCTTTCAACCTTGATGCGACTTGATAGGAGCTGAACATGTACAAGAAGGGCGACGTTGTGAAGCTCAAGGCAGTCGTGCCGCAGGGTCCGATTGCCTCTATGCGTATGGATGAAGACGGCACCGTGTGGTGCCTGCTGGACTGGACGGGCGATGATGGTCAGGTTCATTCCCGCTGGTTTAAGGCTGATGAGTTGGAGTCTGCGGAGTAATATGTGGCAATCGTTGATGGCGGATTTAGTAGTGGCACATGGGGCGAAGCCGGTTGGGGCTGCTCGGTCTACTATCCGCTTATCTCGAACGCTGGCTGGGGTAATGGTCCGTGGGGATCAGACGGCTGGGGGCTTGGCAACGGCGGTTTAATTACTGCGTCAGATAGTGTCAACGTAGCGGCAACACCGCCGATAGCAGCGACAGTATCAGAGTCAGTACAGCTAGTAGATATAGTAAGTGCCGCGCTGAATGCGACGGCGGTGATAACAGAATCGGTAGTAGCGGCAGATCAGGTATTTAGCGGTCTTGCGCTTTCCGGCTCTGTGTCAGAAGCGGTAACGATTAGCGACGCTGCTAGCAGTCTGGTGATATTTACCAACTCAATAGCAGAGTCGGTAACGGCGGCAGATACGGTGGCATCGCAGGCAACGTTGGGCGCAGCGGTACGCGAGACAGCGAATGCTAGCGATACCGTCCGGACGTTTGTGACGGTGGCAAGAAGTGTGAGCGAGACGGCTAATGCTTCTGAAACAGTATCCGGCGGTCTTGTATTTGCAAGTGTTGCAAGCGAAACTGCGAATGCGTCGGTTGAGGTAAAGAGCGGTTTTGGTATATCAGGGGCGATATCTGAGTCTGCGGCAATATCAGATACGGCGAATGTCACCAGAATCACTGTTGCATCAATTGAAGAATCTGTAACGACACAAGATCTGTTCCGCGCATTAGCGCAGTTCATGGTCAAGATTACAGAGGACACGACGGCGGCAGACACAGATAATGCAGAGTCCGACAATGATGTATTTAGCAGGGAAAGCGCAAGAGCATCGGATGTTGTCAGTTGCAGGTATCTGTGGGAGTTGATTGATGATAGTCAGACGGCAGACTGGGTGGAGATTAACAACCCGCAGTCACCAGGCTGGGCAGATTTGAGTACGACAGACAATGCAAGCTGGACGCTCATAAACACCATTTAGTAAGGAAAGATCATGCCAAGTACATACAGTGGCAACTTAGCTATAGAGCTGATCGGTACGGGCGAGCAGGCCGGTACATGGGGCGCTACTACCAACACCAACTTGGGCACTGCGCTTGAGCAAGCGATTGTTTCCTCTGCGAGTGTGACGTTTATTTCTGGCGGAAACACGGCAATAGCGTTGACCCAGACCAACGCGTTCCAAGCTGCCCGCAGCTATAGGCTAACGGTTGGTGGCGCTTCAACTAACACCCAGTATCTTTGGGTGCCAGCTATTAGTAAGCAGTACGTAATCACCAACAGTTTAAGCAACGCAGTCATCATCTCGAATGGCTCAAACGGCGCGGCAACGGGTACAACTGTTACCGTACCGGCAAACAGGTCGATGGTGGTGTACAACGATGGCACTAATATTGTTGAGCCGTTCACGTACTTTAATGATCTGTCGGCAGCAAACGTCACCGTAACAAATACGATAAACGCGGCTACGGTCAATCTGACGAATGCGTTGGGCGTAGCAAGCGGCGGTACGGGGCGGGCAAACCTAACAGCAAACAGCGTATTGATTGGCAACAACACAACAGCGATCAACTTTGTTGGTCCAGGTGCAAGTGGTAACGTGCTAACAAGTAATGGCACAACTTGGGTTAGTCAGGCTCCGGCGGCGTCTGGCATTACTACAGGTAAGGCAATCGCGATGAGCATGATCTTCGGATTCTAAGGAGTTATTAAAATGGCAAACCCTAATATCGTTAACGTCACGCAGATCTACGGTCAGACGACATTTCTGACCCCTGCGAACACGGCTAACTTTGTACTGGTAACAAACACGTCTGGTTCTGGCAACGTGTTCAAGCTGGATCAGATTGTGGCTGCTAACCAGACCAACACTGCGGCCAACTGCACGGTGATGATCTACACCAGTGGTGGCGTGGTGGCAGGTAACGCTGTGGTGACGGCATCTTCAAATGCTTTCCCGATTGCGTCCAACATTTCGGTTCCGGCGTATGCGTCGCTGATCGTTATGGACAAGACGACGGCTACGTACTTGACGGAAGACCGCGCGATCATCGTGGCAACAGGCACGAACAACGCGATTTCATTCTCGGTTAGCTACGAACAGATCAGCTCGTAAGGATCAGCCATGGCGATTCACGGGTATCCCGGTCAGATTATCAGCGCGAGTTCTCCGCTGTACACGCCCGGCTTTGCTTCTGGGATATGGACGCTGGGCAACTGGCCTGCGGGCGTCACTGTTGTGCAGACGTTTACTGCGTCGGGCTTCTGGACTGCGCCTGCTGGCGTGACGGCGGTGGACTATCTGGTGGTTGCAGGTGGGGGTGGCGGTGGCTTTAGACGTGGCGGCGGTGGTGGTGCAGGAGGTTTTAGAACAGGAGTAGCTTTGCCTGTAACTCCCGGGGCTACTTATGCAATTACTGTTGGTGGTGGCGGTTCTGCTGGGACATCAAGTCCGCAAAATGGAAGCAACGGTGGTAATTCAGTGTTTAGCACTATTACCTCTAATGGTGGTGGCTTTGGAGCTGGACTGGCACTTGGTGGCCCTGCGGCTGCTGGCGGAAACGGAGGTTCAGGTGGCGGTGGCGTAACAGATGCTAATACTGGAACAGTTTCTGGGGCTGGCGGTACAGGTAACACACCTAGCACATCTCCATCACAAGGCAACAATGGAGGCGCAAGTGGCACAGGCGCTCCTAACTATGGTGGCGGCGGCGGTGGTGGTGCATCAGCAGTTGGTGTAGCAGGAACAAGCAGTACAGGTGGCAATGGAGGAAGTGGCACAGCTTCATCAATTAGTGGATCTAGTGTGACTTACTCTGGTGGTGGCGGCGGCGGAACATTTAATGGCGGAACTGCTGGCACAGGTGGAGCTGGTGGGGGTGGAAATGGAAAAACCTCTAGTGCGGCTGCTGGAGATAATGGCACGGCAAATACCGGTGGCGGCGGTGGTGGCGGTGGTGAGAGTCCCGGCAGTCCAAATACTGCTTCTAACGGCGGCACAGGCGGCTCTGGCATTGTCATCATCCGCTACATAGCCCCAAGTCAAAGCGTGTTTATATTCAACTCCACGCAGCAATGGACTGCTCCGGTCGGCGTGACGAGTGTGGATTACCTCGTAGTAGCGGGTGGTGGTGGTGGCGGTGGTAACTATGGAGGTGGCGGTGCCGGAGGATTTAGAACTGGCAGCGCACTTTCTGTAACCGCCGGAACTCAGTACACGGTTACTGTTGGTGCGGGCGGCTCTGCTGGTGCATCTGGAACTACAAAAGGATCAAACGGATCGAATTCTGTATTTAGCACTATTACAGCAAATGGTGGCGGCGGCGGTGGTGCGAGCACCAATAACACTGGTAATGCTGGTGGATCTGGTGGAGGTGGTGGTGCTGGAAACGGCACAGCAGGAGGAGCCGGTAATACACCAAATACTTCTCCATCACAAGGCAACAATGGTGGTATTTCAAATTCAGATAATTCCACTTACACCAATGGTGGCGGCGGTGGTGGCGCTGGAGCGGCAGGATCAGCAGCGACATCTTCTGGCGGTGGAAATGGCGGAATAGGTACAGCATCTTCGCTTTCTGGTGTTTCTACAACGTATGCAGGCGGTGGCGGCGGTGCTGTTGATACAGATACGGCAAAAACGCCCAGAATGATTATTGGTGTGGGCGGTTCTGGCGGTGGCGGCACCGCTGCTAGAGGCAACTCTGGTGGAGGCCTTGGACAAAATGCCATCAGTGGAATATCCAACACTGGCGGTGGTGGCGGTGGCGGTGCTGAAAGTTATGGCCCTTATGCCGCAGGCGCAGGCGGTTCCGGTATCGTCATCATTAGATGCAGACAATAAGGTGAGACATGAGCGGTAACTATCCCGGCAACATCATGACAAAAAATCCGGTACTGCCATCGACCACGCAGGCGTCGGGCATCTGGACGCTACAGCAGGCATTGCAGGCGATAAAAGCAGGCGTGTGGCCGGGTATACCTACCAACACAGTGGTGCTGTCTTTCACGGCCAGCGGCAGCTGGACATGTCCTGACGGCGTGTCGCAGGTGGACTACTTAGTGGTGGCAGGGGGAGCGGGCGGCGGATCAAGATTTGGTGGAGGTGGTGGAGCCGGTGGGTTTAGAACAGGTACAGGGTTGGCTGTCATACCGGGAACCACATACACAATTACTGTTGGCGGCGGCGGTGCTGGCTCATTAAGCAGCCCAGGTAACGATAGAGGCTCAAACGGCGGCAACTCACTGTTCAACACAATTACATCAGCAGGCGGCGGTGGCGCAGCATCAAACAATAGTCCTGCTGCCGCAAGCGGTGGATCTGGCGGCGGCGCAGCTGGTGAAACATCTTTGGCAGGCGGCGCAGGAAATACGCCTGCAACCTCACCTAGTCAGGGCAATAACGGTGGTGCTGGTTTTAACGGTGGCACATCAACGCCCGGCGCAGGTGGTGGCGGTGGAGCCTCTGCTGTAGGGGTCAACGGAGCATCTTCTGCGGGTGGTAATGGTGGTAATGGAACCGCAAGCGCCATATCTGGTTCATCTGTTACCTACGCTGGCGGAGGTGGCGGTGGAACTTCTAATACTGGTACTGCCGGAATAGGCGGCACAGGCGGTGGTGGTAACGGTATTAAAACTTCTGGTACAGCGCAATCTGGCACGGCCAATACTGGCGGCGGTGGAGGCGGTGGTGGTGGAGATTTTAGTAGTTTTGGCGGCACCGGCGGCAGCGGTATTGTCATCATCAAATACCTAGCACCACAAACAGGCGTACTGACATTCCCTGCATCCGGTTCGTGGACATGTCCGCCGGGCGTAACCAGTGTGGACTATCTGGTGGTGGCCGGAGGTGGTGGCGGCGGCGCTGGCACAGGCGGCGGCGGCGGCGCTGGTGGATTTAGAACAGGAACAAGCCTATCTGTTTCTTCCGGTGTTAGTTATTCAATTATCGTTGGTGCTGGAGGTTCTGGTGGCGTAAATGGCACAAGTCCCGGATCAAACGGCGGTAATTCCATTTTTAGCACCATTACTTCTAATGGCGGTGGTGGTGGAGGCACAGAAGCGCCTGAACTTGCTGCCAGAAGTGGTGGATCTGGTGGTGGAGCTAGAGGCGGTGGGGCTGGTTCAAACACTGCGGGCGGTTTAGGAAACACGCCTAACACGTCACCATCACAAGGGAATAATGGCGGTAATGGAGCAGGTGGCGCTCCAGCATTTGGTGGTGGCGGTGGTGGGGGCGCTAGTGCAAATGGAGTAAATGGAACCTCAAGTGCTGCGGGCGGTGGCGGTAATGGCAGTATTTCGTCAATATCTGGATCATCTATTACATACTCGGGTGGAGGCGGTTCGGGCAGTTATGAAACAAGACCAGTCGGCCTTGGCGGTACGGGCGGAGGAGGTAATGGGGGCGCTAACGGTTCCGGTGGGGATGCAGGGATTTCGAACACGGGTGGTGGAGGTGGCGGCGGTGGATCAAATACTCCTGGCTCCGTTCGAGGAACAGGCGGCGCAGGTGGTTCAGGTATCGTTATCCTAAAACTAAACTCATAACATTTATGGACAACAAAATTTACATGATGGTGGGCATCGACACAGCTATGCACTTGCTGCGTCCGGGCGCACGATGGGAGATAACGAACAACTTCTTCTCCGTATGGGAAGATCCGCGCCCCTGTCCGACGATGGAAGAAGTCCACGCCACGATGGAGAAGATCAAGGCTTTCGAGGACAGCATCAACACGATCTGGACTGAAGATCAGATTGCACAGATTACCGGCCAGCAGCGCGAATACGACAAGGCGGTGAACGGATGAACGTCCATAACCTATTCCCGCTGCCAGTTGGGTTCTTCCGCCTTGGGCGTGACCTGACCAAGACCGAGCTGGACTTCCTGCTCGGCCAAGAGCGTTATGCCAATCAGGGCAACACGACGAGCGCCGACCGCAAGATCCTGAAGAACAAAGAGATGACAGACGTTCGTGACTTCATCGAAGACGCGATGCTGGAGTACTTCAAGACGGTGCATGACCCCAAGGGTGATGTTGCACTGTACGTCACGCAGTCGTGGGCGAACTACACTGAGCCGGGTCAGTATCACCACAAGCACGCGCATCCGAACAGCTTTATCAGCGGTGTGTTCTACCCGCAGGCAGATCGGGAAGTGGACAAGATTTACTTTTACAAGAGCGGCTACGAGCGAATCAAGGTACAGCCGGAGAACTGGAATCACTGGAACTCGGAGAGCTGGTGGTTCGAGGTTGGATCAGGGGATTTGGTTCTGTTCCCATCGCATCTTGAGCACATGGTTGAGACGAAGGTTGGCAACGAAACTCGGATCAGCATTGCGTTTAACACCTTTCTCAAGGGGCACATCGGTGTCGATGAGAGCTTAACTGGACTGGAATTAGGAGAAGACTGATG